ATGCGCCCTACGTCGAGGTGATCGAGCACCAGGCTGGCACCGGGTGGCTGCCTGGCCGGCTGGTCGAACTCGTCCAGCGGTGGCAGCCGATGTCGCTGGTGTGCGATTCGGGCGGCCCGGCCGGTTCGGTTGTCGGTGCCGTGGTGCACGCCATGCGGCTCGCCGGCGTCTCGTCTGACCTGCTTCACCAGACCACGTTTGGCGAGATGAAGCAGGCGTGCGGAGCGTTCTACGCCGACGTCGTCGAGGGTCGCCTGCGGCGGCCACCGAACCAGGGACCGCTCGACAACGCTGCTGCTGACGCCGCTGAGCGTCGGCTGGGCGAGTCGTGGGCATGGGATCGCCGCAGTGCGACGGTGCCCATCTCGCCGCTGGTGGCGGTGACGTTGGCCCGCTCACTGCTTGGCGACAAGCCCACCAAGCTGACGCACTCGGCGTCGGCGTTCGTGTCGCTCGACGACTACTAGCCCGAGGAGGTCGCGCATGTTCACTGCCATGCAACTCGTCGGTCTGGTCATGGTCGTCGTCGGTGCCTTCATCGGCGCCGGCCTACCTGGTGCCCTCGTCGGCGCCGGGATTCTGCTCACCTACTTCGGTCTGGCGGGTGAGCGCTGATGTTGTCGTCGATCTTCCGTCGCCCCGAGCAGCGCGCCCAGGCGACCACCTGGGGACTCTGGCCCGGCGAGATGACCCAGGTCGTCGGCGGCGTGTCGGTCACCGAGCAGACGTCGATGCAGTTGCTCACCGTCTACGGGTCGGTGCGCCTCATCTCCGATTCCATCGCCACGCTGCCGCTCGACGTGTATCGCCGCACCGGCGACGACGCCAAGGTTGAGGTCACCAAGCCGAAGTGGTTGCAGCAGCCGACTACGAATCTCGACTTCACCGCATGGGTGTCGCAGGTGTTGTCGTCGCTGCTGCTACACGGCAACGCCTACGTCGTCGTGCAGCGCAACGAGGTCGGCGCCATCGTCGAACTGATTCCGCTCGACCCGTCAAAGGTGCGGGTGACTCGTGATCGCGGCCGCCTGGCCTACATGGTGAACGGCCAACGAGTCGACGCCGAGATGCTCCACCTCAAGGGGCTGATGCTGCCGGGTTCCGACGTCGGCCTGTCGCCGGTCGAGTACGCCCGCCAGTCAATCGGGCTCGGCCTGGCCGCCGTCAAGTTCGGCACCGGCTACTTCGAGGGCGAGGGCAACATGCCCGGCGTCATCGAGATGCCCGGCAGCGCACAGTCCGACACACTCAAGGCCATCGCCGACCAGTGGCGCCGTCGTCGCCGTGAGGGCGGCCGCGGCCTGCCCGGCGTGCTGCAAGAGGGCGCCGTGTGGAAGCCGACCGGCGTCACCAACGAGCAGGCGCAGTTCTTGGCCACCCGCAAGTTCACGTCGGCCGAGATCGCCGGGCAGATGTTCATGATCGACCCGACCGAGCTCGGCATCGGCATCGAAGGTTCCTCGCTGACCTACGCCAACCTTGAGCAGCGAAACACCCGCTTCGTCCGGGTGACGTTGCTGCCGTGGATTGTGCGACTGGAGAAGGCGCTGTCCGACCTGCTGGCGCAGCCTCGGTACGTCAAGTTCAACCTTGGCGCCCTGCTCCGTGGTGACCTGCAGACCCGTTACGCCGCCTACGCCGTCGGCATCGGCGCCGGGTTCTTGGAGCCGAACGAGGCGCGCGACTGGGAAGACCTGCCGCCGATGGAGGACACGCCCGACGTCCCCGACGTGCCCGACGACAACGACGACGACGAGGCGCTGCGTTCCGTGATGCCCGCACGGCAGATCGTGCCCGCATCGCAGGTGGACATGCGCCAGGATCTCGTCATCCCGGCGCCGATCGTGAACATCCAGCCGGCACAGGTGACGGTCAACGTCGAGCCGACGCCGGTGACGGTGAACGTCCCGCCGACCGAGATGACGGTGAACGTGGAACCGATGCCCGTGACCGTGAACGTCCCTCCAACCGATCTGACGGTGAACGTCCCGACGCAGCCGCCGCCGATCGTCTACGTGCAGCCGCCGGATTCCGGCGACGAGTCCATCACGTTCACGCGTGACCCGTCGGGCCGCATCGTCGGCGCCAAAAAGGTGACGAACTGATGGCCGACAACGTTGGCTACACCCCAGGGTCAGGCGCAACCGTCGCCGCCGACGAGATCGGCGGCGTGCTTCATCAGCGCGTCAAGCTCGGCATCGGTGACGACGGTGTTGCCGTCGATGTGTCGGCGGCCAACCCGATGCCGGTGGCGCTCACGCAGGGCGAGGTCGTCGAGGCGCTTGAGGCGATGCGCATGGCGGTGCAGTCACTCAGCCGCTCCATTGGCCAGTCGATGCCTGATGTGGCTGGCCGTCTGCGTGTCGTGGTGGATGCCATCACTGGCTCTCTGACGTTGGCGACGATCACCACGGTCGGCACGGTGACGACGGTCAGCACGATGACAAACCAGACGCAGGTCGGCGGTAACCCGGCATTTGAGCAGATCCCGGCGCTGATGCGCCTCGGCGCTGACAGCCTCCGCAGAAACGTGAGCGTGACCTGAGATGACCACGACCAACGGAAACCGCAAGATTCTCGACCTGAAGCGGTGGGAGTTCTGCACTCCTGCCCCCACGGCGACCGTGGCGGGCTCGTTCATCGCGTCGTCGCACGACTACCGGCAACAGCAGTTGTACGTCGTGTCGGCAACGGTCCAGTACCTCTACTCGGCGCAAGAAGACGCATGGGTGCAGATCCCGTCGGGCGCTCTCGCTGGCACATTCGCCGTCGGTGCGTGCGGCACGGCCACGTCGGTTGGCCCGAGCGGTACGGCGACCGCTGGCACGACCTCGACGATCACAACGAACCTCACCCTGGCCCGTGACCTGCGCGGCTACAGCATCCACATCACCGGCGGCCCGAACGCTGGCGCGACGCTGGCGATCAGCAGCAACACGGTCGGCACGAACGCCGTCATCACTGTTCCGGTACAGGCGTCGGCGTTCTCCGCCTCGACCACGTACCGACTCCTGACGCCTCGCTGGTACGTGCTCAACGCCGTAACGGCGTCGGGCACCACTACGGCCAACCTGTTCAAGTTCTACGACTTCGCCCTGAACACCTGGACCGCCGCCGAGACGGGCGCCACCGACGGCGTCGCTCCAGCGGCCGTGATCGGCACCGACTCCAAGTTGATCGCGACATCGTCGTGGCAGGGCGAGGGATATGCAGCGTTCGCCACCGGCACCGCCACGGCAGGTGGTGCGTCGACGCTGACGAACTCGGCAAAGACCTGGACAACGAACCAGTGGGCGAACTCCCAGGTCCGCATCGTCTCGGGCACTGGCGCAGGCCAGATCCGCACCATCGCCAGCAACACCGGCACGGTGCTGACCACCTCGGCGGCATGGACGACGGCACCTGACGCCACCTCGGTCTACTCGATCGAGGGCAACGACGACTTCATCTACTACATGGGCTCGGCGGCGGTGACGCTGTTCCGCTACAGCATCTCGGCAGGCACATGGACGACGCTTTCACCGACCGCCGCCCGTGCTGGCGCTCCGGCAGTCGGCATGTCCGGGCACTGGATCTGGAAAGCCACCGACGCAGCGTGGACGAGTGAGTCGGCCATCCTGAACGGCCGGTACATCTACTCGTTCCGTGGTGGCGCTGGCGCCGTGCTCGACCGCTACGACATCGCCGCGAACACCTGGGGCAGCGCCCTGACGTACGCCCCGGCGACCGAGGTGTTCGGCGCTGGCACGAAGTACGTCTACCGCAATAACGCCATCTACGTGCAGAAGGACGCGACCGGCCGATGGTTCCGGCACAACGTCGTGACCAGCGAGCAGGACGGCTGGTCGACGATGACCTACACCCAGGGCGCAGCCATCGCTGGCGACACGAGCTTCGACGTCTACTACACCGACGGCGCCACCGAAATCGACTACGTCTACATGGTGCTGAACACGTCCACCGTCATGCTTCGGGCGATGGTCATCTGATGACCGTCGACGACCTCATCCGCCAGGCCCGTACGTGGGTCGCCCGGCAGACGGTGCTACGGGCCGAAGCGGAGCGCCTCGGTGACACGTCAGCTATCGCCGCCGCCGACGCAGAGATCGCCGCCACCGAGGACACCATCGCCATGCTCGAGGCGCTGTAGTCGAGAGGAGCGGCCGTGCTGCTCACGCTGCTGCAGTCCACCGGCACCCCGCCTGAGCCGCCGCAAGACGATCCCGGCAGCGGTAGCCGCACGTATGTCGGCATCGCCGGCAGCCCCCGCCGTCGCACCGTCGACGAAGAACTAGAGGCAATCCTCGCCTCGCTCCTGCTACTCACCTGAGGAGGTGCTCACATGATGATCGACGAACGCGGCACTGGCCGCCAGATCCGGCACTACGACCTGACCGACTTCGAGTTCCGCGAGGGCGGCGACAACGGCTACACCTTTGAGGGCGTGGCATCGGTCGTCGATGCGCCCTACACGGTGCACGACATGTTCGGCACGTTCACCGAGACGATCGCCGCCGGCGCCTTCACCAAGACGCTGCGCGACTCCAAGGCCGACGTGGCGCTGTTCATCAACCACGATCACAAGGGCATTCCGCTCGCCACCCGTTCGGCTGGCACGCTGCGCCTTGTGGCCGACCCGGATCTGCGTGTCTCGGCCGAGCTTGACCCGGCCCGCAGCGACGTGCAGAACCTGCGCAGCGCCGTCACCCGTGGCGAGATGCGCCAGATGTCGATCGGCTTCACCGTGCCCAAGGCGCGAGACAAGTGGAACGACGACATGACCGAGCGCACCATCAAGGAACTCCAGCTGTTTGAGGCGTCGGTCGTGTGGCAGGGTGCGAACCCGTACACGTCGGGGTCGATGCGTTCCTTCGACGAGATGCTGGCATCGCTCACCGATGCCGAGATGACCGACGACGAGGTGCGTCGCGCACTGGCCTTCTTCGAGGCCCGTCTGCCGCAGCCACCCGTCGACACCTTCGCCGACCGTGACCGGATGGACCGGGAACGGCTCGAGCGCAAGCGTCTGTTGCGCCCTGCGCTGACCTGACGCTGCACCTGCGACCCGCTCCCCACGCCGC